CATCAAGGGCGGCGTTTTTTACTAAGCTGTGCAAACCAGCTTACTGGATTAGAAGGAGTACAAAAACATGGCATCGGCTCGCACAGTCAACGATATGTTCAACACGAAGCTCGGGGAACCGGGCGGCAAAGAGAAGCTCGCGCAATTCGGCGGCTCCTACATCCGAGACCGCCTCCGCGAAGTCTCGTTCGTTCGCAAAGTCATCCCCCCGGAGCAAGTCACGCGTACGGACTGCCAACGCTCCACCAAGCACGACACCCTCGTGAAGATCGTGGACGTCGAACCGAAGTCTCGCGCGATGGCGATCTCGTTCCGTGGTCAACCCACGGCGAGGTTCATCCGCGGCGAGAAGGCGGAAGTTGCGTTCTTCACCATCTCCTCGGAAGTCTTTCAAAAGACAGAGCAAGAACTCCTTGCCTACGAAATGCCCATCACGAAGGTCATCGAAGAGAACTCCGTGAAGGACATCCAAGAAATCGAAGACCGCGAGTTCGTCATCCATGTCGAATCCGCAGTCCAAGCCCTCCAGCAAGAAGCGAACGGTGGTGTCATCACCACGCTCAATGCTTCTTCGCTCGCCGGCGCCAACCCACCCGTGGAGTTCTCCGTTCGCAAAGGTGAGCTGGCTCGCGTGGCCCCCACCAATAGTGCAGTGGTTCTCCCCATTCAGCGCAAAGACCTCGTGGAAGGCTTCAAGCTGATTGATGGCAATCGTCTTCGTTGCGAGCGCTTCCTCCTCACCGAGGTGGACTTCGATGACGTGTTGTCGTGGACTGTGGAAGACAACGGTGACCGTATCCAATCGGAAACTACTGTTGACGGCTACAAGTACAACCTCCTGATTGGACGACCGTACATTCGCACCGTCAAGACGGACATCCTTCGTCGCGGCAACGTGTACTTCTTCACGGCTCCCGAATTCTTCGGCAAGTTCTACGTCTTGAACCAGACCAAGTTCTATATCGACAAGATTGCGAACATGATCACGTTCCAGGCCTGGGAAGACATCGCCATGGCGGTTATCAACATCGCTTCGTGCCGCAAGATGGAGCTCTACTCGGCGGACGCAAGCCCGAACAACGCAGACGCGCTGCTTTCGAGTTTCATCCCGGTGGCCGAAGACCAACTTGGCGCGATCAACAACCGCGTCGGTATGGGCTTGAAGTTCCCACAGGTGAACGCCTCGTAGTCCATACCTGCAGGAACTCTCCTGCAGTATTGGCCCGTGACGAGGGCACCGGCGCCGGACGTCGGTGCCCTTTTCTACTTTGGAGTAAGCTATGACCATGCAAGAAGCTACGTTCTACATTCATAACACCACACGCGACGTCAAAACACGCCCCCTTCGTCGACTCCTTCACGGACCGGAATCCAGTACGAAGAACATCTTCATCTCGGGCGTTCTTCGTGTTGTTCGGGGGAGGCCGATGCCGGTCAAAGCAGGCTTCATTCGCACGCATCGAGCCGAATTGGCGGACAAGGAAGCGAAGGGGCTCATTGCCGTCTATACCTCGAACAGTCAACGTGTGAATCTCGATACGCTTGAAGTGCTAGCCAATTCTTCACCGCCTCCGGAACCGGAGGCAGAGGATGTGGTAGCGGAAGATACGCCCATTCTTGTGGATGCTCCTGTTGCAGAAGAAGCCCCCGCACCCGTTGATGCGCCGGTGCCCTCCGAGGAAGTCCAGACGTCTGTGGAGGTTCCCTTCTCACATGCAGAAGCGCCGACAGAGGAACAAGAGGTGGCGTACAGCTCCTCGAGGCGTCGTAGGAATCGCTAATGGAGCGGCTACAGAGCGTCCAAACACAGAACCCCGTGATGCAGGCATTCGTGCAGACGATTCGCCTGTTCATGCGTGACCATCCGGAACTGAATCGAATCGTCAAAGGCGAGGAATCCAGCGACCGTATGATCCTGTGGGCTATCGTGGACGCCATGTCCGACTTCAATGGAACCCCTCCACTAATTGGGACTGCCAGGCTCGAAGACCTGCTGATGCTCAATCAGCAAAAGCTGCTTACGCGCATGGTGGTGTGCTCACTCCTCGAGTCCGTCGGACTTCTTCAAACTCGAAACCATATCAATTATTCCAACGGCGGCATCAATGTCGGCGTCAACGACAAAACGCCGCTCATTATGAACTGGCTCCAGTACTTCAAAGCCGACATCGAGCAGATGAAACTTCGTGTGAAAACGTCGATGAACATCAATCAGATTCTGGGTGTCAATAACCACGGTCTGAGTAGTGAGCTGTCTGCCATAAACTGCTCGTATCTCAGTTACTAGTCTCAGGAGTTCTCCATGTTGCAGATGCAATCGTTCGACACAATTGAAGACGTGAACTTCTTTCTTCAAGGAGGTGTCAACGGAGGCCCGTTGACACTCCAACAAGGGGGTACCGTTCCTGGATTGAACGGGCTGCAGTTGATATTCACAGCACCAGCAGCTGTCGTCACCTTCGTAGACAACACCGGTGTCGGGTTATCTGCAGCACAGATTGCGGCGCAGATCGTTGCAGTGAATGCCGCCATTCGTCCGTCGTTTCGGAACAATGTTTGGCGCTTCTCTGCTCCGTCTTCCAGTGCAGGCGTTAAGATATCGAAGACGGGAACCGCAAACGCTGTCTTTGGGTTTAGCGATTCCCTCGATACTGTGGGAACATTCTTCAACAGCCTTGTCGGCGCGGTCCCGCGCCTGGTCGAAGTAGGCAGCAAAGCACGCTTGGACGGCTACTTTGTTGTGGTGGAGGTCTAATCGTGAACAGCTTTGAAAAAGCCCTACTTGGTGACATGGAAATCCCGTTGGCGGATGCCAGCGCCTTCTTCGTCAATGCTCGTCGCCCACAGATTGTGAAGGTGGCGCAGATGATGGCGAAGACTGCGGGTTGGCAAGACCCACCCGATGAAACCGGTGTCTTCGAGGGACAGTTTGAAGTCCCGGTGGAGTTCGCCGTGCAGCTTATGGGCAACTGTGCGATGAAGCTTCTGCGCCTTATCAACGCAGGTTTTATCTACGTCAAGAGTGTGCGCGGCCCTTTCGCTGGAGGGGTAAAGCGCGCGATTGACAGTGGAGAATGGGATCATCGTCGCGCCTTTGAGTACCTTGTAGAGCGCATGACCGTGCTCCTCGGCGCCCCGCATATTCCAGAAGTGGATATGCCGCCTCCAAGTACGGAGCCGATTGCTGTCGCACAGCGGATGATTCGCGCTGAACAAGAAATGATCAACAGCTACCATGAGTTGCTCAACGTACTTGGGCAGAACCCGATGAAGGAGAAGGTCAAGTGCTTTATGGGCCAGTGCCAGGAGCACCTCGATAGCTACTGGATGGCGATGCCGCCCGATGCCGGCAACAAGCCGATGACACCGAGGCCGCCGGACATGCTTGCCAAGCACGAAGAGCATGAGACGCCGGAGCAGGAAGCGATCGAGAGCCCCGAGTTTGAAGCCGCCGAACAACAAGCCGGCGTAGAACCCCCCGAACACCATGAAGGCGGTGGAATGGTAGCGCAAGCCGCCCACGGCTTTCGCAAAACAGCGGATATCGGACTGGCGAATGTGCTGACGGGAACAGCGATGGGAACTATCCCCGCCACAGCGAGTTCCGCCATCACAGGCGCGTTGATGGACCCTGCGCAGCGCCTCAATTCCAGCTTCATGTCTGGAGCAGGCGCCTTTGCCGGCGGTGCTCTTGGCGGCGCCGTGGGTGGCGCACTCGGTACCGGTGCCGCGTATTTGTCAAAGGATCCCGAGACACAGAACGCACTCCAGCAGATGGGCGCCTTTGGTGGCAGTTTACTGGGGTCACATCTGGGTTCCTCAGTAGCTACACGGGCGCGAACAGAGGCTCTTGCGGCGCAGAACGAAGACTTGCGCCGGTTGGCCCTGCAGCAGGCCGCTTACGGTGGCGGAGGAATGATTTCACAGGCATCCGCAGGTCAGACGAAGACAGCAGCCGCTCGATATCTCGCGAAGGTTGCCAAGGAGATGCTTTCCGACAACGAGCTCAAAGAGACGGGTCGGCAACGGGCGGTCGCCAATATTTCTGCCGAACATCATCGAGAATCCGCCCGCCGCGGAGAGCGTATGGGCAAAGTGCTCGGCGCACTGGGGGGTGCGGCGGCCGGTGGCATCGCGGGACACAAACTAAGCAAGGGTGGTGTGCTGGGTACCTTGGGCGGCGCCGCTCTTGGTGCACATCTCGGGCACCACGCCGGTGGCGAACTCGGGACAGAAGCCGACATCGCTCGCCACAAACCGAAGAAAGAAAGCGCTATCGATAAGATGGCGGCTCGTATGGCTCGTTGGGCCGTCAAACTTGCCGACGATGCTGCGGCCGGTGCGCCCGAGCAAGAAGCGCCGATGGCGTCACCGACAGACAACCAGGAACTCGAGCCTACGAACTACATGCACGCCGAACAACTGGGTCGTCAGATGCAAAGCCAGAATGAGGCGTCGTACTATCGAAAGCAAGTGCAACAGGCGCAGATGGAGGCGCAGCAACAAGTGCAGGCCGCACAGGCGCAAGTTGAGCAGATTCAACAACAAGCGGCCCAAGCAATGCAGGACGCGCAGACCGCGGACACTAAGGTGAAGTCGGCCCTTGACCAGGCCTTGCAGGCGAAGGACGACGCTCTCAAGCAAACCGAGACGGCCGCACAACTCCGTATTGCGCAACAAGACTTGCGCATGAAGCTGATGGAGCTCGCCTCCCAAGACCCGAACATGAATGCAGCGATGGACCTGTCGGCGACTACGGGCGGCGCCTCGGAGCAGGAAGCGGCAGCTGCAGCACCTCCAGAGGGTACGCAGGGACCGGCGGAGGGTGTCCCGCCCGATGCAGGACTTGCTGGCGGGCCGCCGAATCCGACAGCGGCGGGTGAGGGTGGCGGTGGGCCTCCGGGCGGACCCGCAGGTGCGTCTCCCGACCAACAAACAGCGCCTGGTGCGGCGCCCCCTGCAGGTTCGCCTGATATGAATGCCAATGCCGGTGGTCCTCCAGGGCCGGACCCCAGTATGGCGCAATCGTTGCCCCAAATGGCGAACAAGACGAGCGCAGCTCGCCGCCGACTCTATCGAAAGTAAGGAGAGGACTATGCTCGACGCATTTACCCACGTTTTGATCAAGCAGGCTTCGAACAAAGAAGCAGAAGACCGTCTTACGGAGACAATGCTCACGCTTCCATTGGAGGACATTCAGAAGATTGCTTCAATGAACGGCAACATCAAGCAAGCCTTCGGGTGTGATGGTGATGACAAGCAGTCTTGGCTTGAGGGTTACGAAGACACTCCGCTGTACGACAAAGCGATGGGCCTCGAAGAGGCTCTCCTCGGCATCGAAGCAAAGCGTATCGAGAAGCGAATGAATCGTCCGCCCTCCGAGTCCGAGGAAGACTTGTACTCGCAGGTGGACATGATCCGCTTGAAGAAGCGACAGCTCGATCTTGAGCTTTCAAAGTATCGTCATGCCGAAGAAACGGGTGAGGAAGGCGAAGAAGAGACCGAGGAGGGTGTCGAAGAGGCTCCGCCCGGTCCACCTCCTCCGGTAGGAGCACCGCCTGCACCCGATGCGGAAAAGCAGGCGCAGGACCACTTCACACAGTGGTTGCTTCAAGATTCTATGCCCAAGGAGGCTTGGATTGGTGCCGCTCTCAATGCTGCAAAGGGGCTCGTTGTTCCTGCCGCCAAGGCACTTGGTGGTGCGGCTGTCTCGTCTCTCGCGGGCAGTGCGGTGAACAAGGCAATGACCCCCGCACCTGCGCAACAGCCAAAACTGGCGGGTATCGGCAGTATGTTGGCGGGCGCCGCGAAGGGATTAGGGGGTTCGGTTGCCAAGGCCGCTCCAGGCCTAGCCTCTGGCGCGAAGAACATGGCAACTGCTGCCGCTCCAAAGTTGCAGGGCGCACTTAGTGGGGCAAAGAGTTGGGGAGCAAAGATGATGGCCGCACCCGAGACTCCTGGGCATCTTGTGGGAGCCGCGGTCACCGGCTCGGGTCTCGTCGGCTCGGGTCTCCAGATGCGACAGCAAGCAAAGATACAACGACAACAATCCGACCGTGACTTTCAGCAACAGCAGCAGCTCATTCAGATGCAGCAGGGTGGACAGCCGCAGGGAATGACGGCGCAGGCGTCTGCAGGAATGCCGAAGCAGGCGGAGTACTTCGACTTCGCGGGGCGCGCGATGGCGCATGCAATGGCAAAGACAGCAGAAGAGGCTTCGCCGGAGGATGATTCAGCCCGATGGAATGC